TGACCTGGCGTATCCCGGTCGAGTAGGCGTTAGCTAGGCCAAGTAATTCCGCCTGTACCGTGCTGGCCTTGACGACGCACTTGCCTAGCCAGCCGGTGCGCAGCTTGCGGTCGCCTTGCGATAGGTCGGCCCAGTTGACTTGAAAGATACGGAACCTCGCGCCATCCCAGCGGCTCGCGCGCAGGTCGTCCTCGGTAAACGCCTCGCTATCGAGAAAGAATTCCACCGTGACGTTGTCGGTATCCATGTTATTAGCCGACGCAACGTCGCTGGGATTAAAGCTCGCGCCAGGCCAGTACGTCACGCCGCCAATGGTCAGCGTCTTAGTGTTGGTCGTGAACCCGTATTCCTGGCTATCGCTCCTTGTCAATAGTAGGCAGGTAGCGATGCGCGCGCTCGAGCGCGTTACTTCAAACTGCAAACCAGTCGAGATTGTCTTCATGTCACCGTGCCTCGAAAATCACTTCCACGATCTGGATGCCTTCCCAGTGGATAATCAGGTCGCCGTCCTCGCCGGCCTGTCGATCAACTACCTGCAACTTCATCGGGTCATCGTCCAGTCGGACCATGCAATCAAACTCGCCGGACCACGTTGTGCCCGTATTAGCGATGCCAGTTGCGTAGTCCAGCCCCGAGGCGTTGGTGGTAATGGTTCCGTTAATCGGCTTAGTAATGATGCGGTCATAGGTAAATCCGCCGAACGAATAGCGCTTCACCATCTGACGCAGCGTCGGGCTTCCAATCGTGGTATTGGTAAACAGTCCGGCGCCCACCGGGCAAACGTAATCCGTCCAATCTTTAAAGCGAAACGTATTGCCTCGGCCCTGCGCGACGACTCGGAAAAATGCCAGCAACTCCTCGGCATCTGCGCCGGCCTTGGCGCGGTGACTAACCGACCACTCGCCGCGCTCCGTTTCCCACCAACGGCGCCGGCCTTCAGCGCCGCTAGCCATAATGTTGACGGTCGTCATAAAGCGCGGCCCGCCGACGGCGCCGAAGGATATGCGCGGAGGAAAGCGAACGGTATCGAAGTCGGCCATAGCTTAAGGATTCCTAAGTGCTTGCATAACGGCGCCGGCTACCATCTTGCCGGCCTGGCGCGATGATTGTGTAGTTGCGCCCGGCATAACGTTTACATGGAAAACGTTATTGATCGATCGCTCGCCGCGACGTTGGCGCAGCACCTCGTTAGGTATCACCTGGGCGCCGCGCGGCAGGTTTACCAACTCCGGCCCGCGCTCTCCGACCATCGCCATACCGCCCCTGGATATCCCGCCGTTGGCGAAATGTTCGCCGAATCCGCCGCCAGAGAATCCAACGCCGGGAACGCCGCCGCCACCGCTACCCATCGCGCCCACAGCGAACTTGGCGAGCATCGAAAAGAAGTCCGGACCGCCAGCCGTATTGCCGCCGAAGATGGCGTCGCCGACCTTTTGCAGCGCGAGCTTGGTCAGGTACCGCTGCACGTCGCTCGCGAAATCGCGGAATGCATCCTTGGCGGACTTGGTGCCCTGGATAAACCCTTCGAACGCGCTTGCGAACGAATCGGTCAGGAGGTTGGCGAAGTCCTGCGCAGCCTTAGCTTCGGCCGCGAATACTTCCGCCAGGTCCAAATCCTCGCCGGCTTGCTTGAGCGCCTTGAGCGCGTCGATCTGCGCCTGGGTGCCGTCGATTATTTCCTTATACGACCCTGCCTCCTTTTGCATCGCAAGCACGCGCTCCAGCGCAGCGATACGTGAATCCTCCTGTGCAACCTTCAATGCCTTCAGCGCCTTCTCACCGCCATATAGGAAAGCTGCCTGCTCCTTTAGCGCACGCACGTGCTCGTAGATGGCGTCCGTTTCGCGGCCCATCGCTTCGACGTTTTTAGCTAGCTCCTGCGCGTTTCTCTCGGCTTGCCTACGCGCCTCCTCCTCCGCCTTGATGCGTTCCTGCTCCGCCTTTTTCGCCTGCTGGTTGGCGAGTATTTGAGCAGCCGTGGCACGGATCAACTGCTCGCGGCCTTCGGTCATTCCGCTGGCCACATCCTTCCACAACTTCATAATCTCGATCTCGGCTTCCTGAACCACGTTGAGATCAAGCGTGCCCTGCAGTTGCCGCTCCAGCGTTTTAATATAACGTTCTGCGTCTGTCGTCTGGTCCTTAAGCGCTTTGGCCTTTTTGCCGTCGTCCTGCTTGCCGGTAAATCCAACCGAGCCGCGCGGATCAAAGCCGCGATCCTCTATTGACCTTTGCGCATCATTCCGTCTTTGGTCTGCAATATTTCGGATAAGACGAGAACGAAACGACTCCTTATTAATAATGTCGTCCAACCGCCTAGATGCGTCCTCTTGTATTGCCGAATAAGACTTTAAATCGCCGCGCGCCAACGCAGCCAACTGTGCTGCCGCCGATCCAATGACGTTACCCGCCAACTGGAATACACGATAAAAGGCATCGCCTTGATCTATAACAGTGGCCAACGCCAAAGCAGCACCCTCTGCGAAATCAGCGACAGCGTTATTAGCTCGCAGCTTATTAGCGGCGTCCCCCACGCCGTCGATGCCGGTGATAACCTCCTTAAGCGTAGTTAGAAAAGCGTTTATAGCTGGCAAGGTCTGCGTTGCTAACGCCTGCGCGTATAGTCGAATTTGCGCAGTAGTCCGGGCTTGGCTGTCGGCATACTCGTCCGCCAGTCTTATTTGTTCAGCAGTAAGGATGTTCTGACGACCAGATTCGCCGGCAAGCTCCTTGAGGAACGGCAGCAAGTCGGCACCAGCCTTACCGAACAACGCAACAGCTACCGCCGTCTTATTGGCATTGTCCTTGAATCCTTCCATCGCTTTCGCGACAGCCTCCAGTTGCGCGGCCGGATCGAGCTGCTTAAATTCCTTGATCGGTATACCAAGCGCGGTCAGCGCTGCGCCTGCGGCCTTCGATTCGTCGTCGACCTCTACTAATCCCTTGGTCAACTTCACGGAGGCCGCCGCAACGGTCTCCATGTCGGTGCCCGCCACGCCAGCAGCAACCGCAAACGACGCGAGTGACTCCGCGCTGGCGCCGGTCTTTTCGGCCAAGTCCTGGAAGTTGCCGGCCTGCTTGACCAACTGATCGACAGCAATTGCAGCCGCCCCCGCAGCTGCCGCGATAGCGCCGATCGCAATACCGGCCGCCCTGCCGGCTGTGGCAAATCCCTTCTCTATACGTTCAGCGAATTTCTTCGCTTCGTATTCCGACTTGGTAAGGCCGGTGGTAAATTCAACCGCGTCGAGCGCGAGTTTCGCAACGAGTTGGCCTACAGTGTTAGCCATTTGCTACCACCTTCTTTTTGCGCGGTTTGAAGTCAAACACCTGTACCGCCATCGCCAGATTTTCTTCTGGCTTGATCGGGTCCGGTGGATCAAACAGATAATCCTTTAGCGTCAACTCGGCGCCACCGCCATTCGTCTTGACAATCAACATGGCAACCTGCGCCAATTGCACCTGCATTCTGCGCGCCGGAAGCATATACGTGCCGGCATAGACCTCCCATCGCCGCAACTCGCTCTCCTTCATCGACTTCATAAGCTGCGATACTGGCATGCCAAACTCTAGGGCAAGGTCCATGATTAGCTTCCGGCGCGGCGTCAGTTTCCCTCGTCAGTTGTCCCCGACTTATCGTCCTCCTGAACGATCTTTTGTAGCAGTGACCAAGGTTGCTTGCCCAAAAAAGACAGGTGCTCAGGATTATTTTGATCGAATAAGCGCTTACCGGTAGCGTCACACAACATGGCCGCCGCGCCCCGTGCTATGTTCCGCTTCTTTGCTTCTTCGCCATTAACTGACGGATCAGGTTTCTTCCTGGCCGCCTCCGTCTGGTCCTCGACCTCCTCGACGGTGACCTCGCGCACGTACACCGTGCCCCATTCAGGCACGACTACGGCGCGAGGCTTTAGCTCAGCCGTCGCGGTCATCGCTTTCAGCAACGCATCGCGGTAGTCCATCGGTTAGAACCCGATATCGTAGCGCGGGCCGGTATTGCGCAGCACCACGTTCGCGGTCCACAGCGTACCCACGGCCGCCTGCTCGCTCTGCTGTTGAATAAATCCTAGCTGGACCATCTCGCCGCCGTTGTTAGGCAACGTGACCTTGACCGCCGTCATCTGCTTCGACGAGTCGAAGTCCTGAATCGCCTGCTGGATCGCCGTCTTTGGCGCGAAGTTGTAGTCGAGCGAAGTCGTGCCGCGATCGGGCAGGCCGACCTCGTATTCCGCCTCCGTCGAGCAAACCGTCGTGGCCGGAATTTCCGGCGACGATCCGCCCGTCCGGTTGTAGCCGGTCAACTCGCAGAAGTTGGAGAACGTGCCAATGTCGAAGATGCCGCCGCTGGTGTACGTCCCGTACCCGCTCGAATCGGTATCGACCAATTCGAACGTGGTCGAGTTTATCGGGTTGACAATGAACGCCTTGTTGTTGACCTCCGTCATCCCGCCCACGTTCTGGATGTAGATAACTTGACCCTCCGTCACCGGAGTCGTTGAAGTCGCCACAGCCGGATTGGCTTTGGTGATTGCCGTGATCACGGCCGACGGACTCGACGCATCGTAGCCCGACAGGAACGCGACCTCGCTGCCCTGAAATTTGAACCGTACGCCTGAACCCATGATGCTTTACTCCTTCGTCAAAGTTGAGGCGCGTTGCCTCGAATAGCGGCCCGGCCCGGCGAGTTGCCGCGCTTATGGGCTGCCGATGTAATCCAGCGAACTGCCATGAATCGTGTAACTCAGAATCTCCCGATACGTCTTGGTGTCCGTGTCGTAATCATTGAGGCTCAATTCCAGAATCGCGGGCGGCACAAACGTGCGCATTGCCGCCATCACCTGCAATCGCAACGCCCGCGCCGCCTTGTATGTCGTCGCCACAACGTCCAATTGCACGCGCAATTCTGCTGTTTGGTCGTCGCCGTCGCCGCAGATATCTACGATGGGCACGCTGTCCACAAACGTATAACGAATCGCTGGCCACGTCGGCACGGCAGGCGGTTGCGGGAATATCACAGGCGCAACGCGGCTACCGACGAGCGGGCCTAATGCAGTGAATAGATCGGTCTCGACTGTCATACGCCGGCCTTGTTCAATTGCTTCTCGATCTTTTCCGCCATCGCTTTTAACGCGTCGTTCTTGCCGTGATCGATCGCCGGGCCAAGGAACGGCTCAGCGTCCATCTTGACGGTCCCGAATTCCAGCTTAGACGCATGCGGCGCCGAATCAGTCATCCCCTTCTTCGTCTTTTTGCCACGACCGCGC